GATGTTGATACGCCGTTTTCGGTGCGCGATGCTTCAACGTAACCGCGAATCAATCCGACCGCAACCCGAAAGATTGAAACGTCTTTCGGGGTTGCATCGGCATCGGCGTTGATACCCTCGTTGAACAACGCGAATTTCAGCGTTGCGTCATCGGGGTAAAACGTGTTCGCGATTGCGTTGCACAGAGTGCGTAATGCTTCGATGTTTGTCATCGCATTAAACCTTTGTTTTCAGTGTGTAAATACCGTTCATTTCGGTGATGACCGGCAATGACAGAGATTCAGCCTTTGTGAACTCAACACCGCGCGAATTTGACGTTGCACCAACGCCCCATTGTGAAACGAGAATACGGTTGTTGGTTGAATACGCAACACCGGGTTCGGGTTTCAATTCGGCATCGGCAAACGCGTTTTTCACAACACCGAGTTTACCGTCCGGAATGAACACGAGGTTGTCGGCGTTCCATGGGGTGTAGGGTGTCGCGGTCTGACCGTTCTGAATGAGAACTTGACGGCGGACGGGAACGAAAATCGGGAATCCGTTTTCTTGCATGAACTCATTGAGGTCGCGCAATAGAACCGGTTTCGATGAACGGTCGTTGCCCCACATCATTGTTTTCATGCGTTTTGAACGACAGATGTACGAAATCAATGCCGGTGAACAAAGGATTTTCGCGAGAACGACCTTGTTTTGTGCGGCATCAAGGATTGCTTGAATGTCTTCAAAACAATCAACGGTGTCGCGATTGTCGGCAGTCCACGCGGTTGTTACGCTTGCGATGTTTTCGCCGGGTTGATTGTAATTGATTGTGCCACGCGCACCGCCTTCGGGGTTCGTTGTTGCATCGAGGGTGAATTTACCTTCGTTCGACAATGCACCAAGGAAAATCATGTCGAGTTTTGCGTGAACGGCGTTGACAACGGTTGTGACATCGCCCCACATCAATTTGATTAACGCTTGTTTTTTCGCATCATCGCCGAGCGATTTTGAATCGAGCAACGCAAGGATTTTACGATACGTTGTTGATTTCATCGGCACGGTCAACGCGTGATTGATGATTGATTCTTTGAGGGTTTCAAGTCCGGCAGAACCGATGATTGGTTCGTTCGAGTTTTCGCCGATTGTGGCGGCGGCAACCGAAATGTTGTATTTGCCGATGATTTCCTCGAAATCGAGTCCGATTGTGGGAACGTCCCAATCGAGGTAATTTTCGTACACAACGTTGTCGAACAATTGCTTGTTCAGCTTTGAAACCGCATCAAAACGGATTTGAACTTGTTTTGTAAGTTCACCGTAAATTGAACTGTAAAATAAGGGTGTAGGCATGATTGTTTACGGTTTACGGTTACTGTTTGATGAAAATGATGTTGGGGTTTGCCGCAAGGCACACGCCGTTCAACCATTCGGGCAACATCGGTGTTGCCGACAATGCCGGTGTCAGCACAACAGCATCATACGCGGCATCAAATGTGTTGATTCCGGTTGATTTGAACTCGCGGTCTGCCGAAACAACCATGTTAGGGGTGTATCGGGGTACGGCTTTTTCGTCAACGAGGTCATCGGCGGCATTGATAAGCACGTCATCGGCTTTCAAACCGGTCAACGCCTTGTCGAATGTCACAACGTCATAATCTTCGTTGTCGGTTGCGATTGATTTCACGGTCACGATTACCGCACCGCCGTTTGTTGAAACGGCATCACCGGCGGCGAAATAATGACCTTTGGCAACGCGCGGCGCGGTCGTTGTCCCACCGGAAACGACCTTTGCGGTTTTGCATACTGCCGCCGACATTGTGTCGAAATCAACATAAAGGGGTGCGGCACATCTTACGACCGTGCCGGTTGCGTAATTGCCGACCGGTTTGAAACCGCCGGGCAATACCTTACATTCGCCGCGCCACATTTCGGGGAAATGTCCGGCGAGTGCACGTTTTTTAAATTCGATACCCATTTTCGTTGTTTTTTAAGGGTGAAAAACTACGGTCATTACGTTAACGGTCGGACAACGATTGCGCCCACGCTTCGGCGGCGGCGATGTCTTGTTCGTTTGTCGAACCGCCCTCATGTGCGTGACCTTTCGGCATGAGGTTGTTGTTAACTAAATCTTGTTTCAGCGATGTGAGCTCGGCATCGATGTCGGCATCATCGGCGAACGTCATGCGTTTCATGAGATATTCGGGTATGCCGAGGGATTTAGCTTTTTCGGCGATTGTGGCATTGCGTGCGGTCGCGGCTTTTTCGGCTTTCAGCGCGGCATTTTCCGTTTCGAGTTTGTCGAGTCGGTCTTGCCATTGTTTCGCCCATGCCGGTATTTCGTCACCGCCGTTGTTGCCGTTGTTTTTGTTTTCACCCTCGCCGTTGCCCTCGCCGTTGTTTTCGGTCGATTGCTTGGTCGATGGTTTCTGTGATGTCTTTCGTGTTATTTCCGATTGCATCGCCTTTGCAAACGGAACAACGGAATCCACCGCAGAATTTATTTCGTCATCGGTCGAATCGTCTTTCAAATTCGCCGTTCCGATTTCGGTCAATTCATCGAGAGCCTTTTTTGTCAGACCCATGTCTTTGCACTTCGATTTGAGTGCAGTTAAAAATTTTGTTTTCATTGTTATCGCGGTAAAAATGATTGTTACGTATGACGCAAAGGTAATAATAATTTTTGATTTTAGTATTTATTAGGTACTGAAATTTCAAAATTTTTTTATATGCAACTGATTGATATGTGTGTAGATACGCGATATAAGAATTTTTTAACAGATTTTTTCTGCCGAGAATGTTGCTTATTTCGGAAATAAGGCATAATTTTGTGACATCAAAACAAACAAAAACAATACTTAATAATCACCGTTATGAAATCAATCAACGACAAAATCAACGACATCAACGCAATTCGCGAACGCATCGCCGAAATCGACAACGCAATTGACAACGCATCATCGATTCGCGATTTCGATGAACACAACGCCGAAAAATCGGTCGCATTATCCGACCTTGAAATCGCCGTTGCCGAATTGCAACAATCAATCGCCATTGCAAAACAAATTCAAGACGATTCGATGTCGAAAAACGCACACAAACGCGTTACCGCGATGTACGTTGCACGTTGTTTAACGAAAACCGCCGAACGCGGCATCGTCATCAAATAAACCGAATGTTTAACCGCATAAATCAACGCAAAATGAACGCAAATCGCCGCCGACAAATCGCACAAATCGCGAAACGCATCAATGACGTGTATGAATCAATTGATTGCATACGTGCCGATATTGAGGGCATCAAAGATGATGAACAAGAATCATACGACAATATGCCGGAATCAATTCAATACGCGTCCGAACGTGCCGAAAATTCATTAAACGCAATTGATGAATTGGACGATATTTTATCGAACCTCGATTCGATTCAAACTGATGTCGCAAACCTTGCCGACCAATGCACGGATTTTGAGTATTAATTAACCGGGGGCAACATTCACCGGTTGCCCCCACAACAAAACATCAACGCAATGATATACACAATCGCATTTTTCAAAAACGGTGTTCGCACGGACGTTGCGACATTCACCGATGACATGAACGGCGCATTGAATTACGCCACCGGATTCGCCGAGGCAATCGCGATGAACGATGCCGCCGGCAATTGGTTGTTCAACAACCCGAACGACAATCGCGAATGGTTGACCGAAAACAACCCGGTTTGCATCGCATACGACAAACGCACGATGTCCGTGTTGAACAATTCCGTCATGATAACAATCGACAACAACAATCATTAAATCATCATCGACATGAATACAATTAATCGTACACCCGAAACAATCGAATTGAACGCACGTTTGCAAATCGTGCGCCTTGATGAACTGACATTCAACACACCGAACGGTCGCGCAAATGTGCGCGGTTACGGATTCCGCATCGCCGGATTAGGTTACGTTCGTTTCAACGCTGATGCCGCCGGCATACCGTATTCGCCGAACGGCGGCAAACGCGCATTGCAATCAATCATCGATGACGGCGGTTTCACCGATTACAACGACATCACGTTCGTGAACGCGTTGAACGAACCGACCGATGATTTCACAATCGCCGACAGTCTGATGACGCATTATTGCCGCATGAAAATCACGCACCCGGACGCGTTGATGATATTGCGCAACGAAACGACATCACCGGAAACATACGAATTGATATTCGATGATGCGCACGTTGCCGCCGGAATCATCGACCGCAATGTCAAATTCGTGCAACGCGACACGAAATTCATTCCGGTCGTGTCGTTCCCATGTCACGACCTCGATACGGTGTTACCGAAAATTATTCACGCCGGACATCGTGTCGCAATATGCGACATCGCACAACCGCGACATTATTTCAACCGTCAATCCGAATCATCAACATCAAAATAACAATCGACATGAAAACGAACAAAACGTACACAATCGGCGCGAACGGCGCAATCGCCGGATTCGTGTTCACGGCGAAAAAACGTGCAATCGCGTTCGCCGATGAATTAAATCGCATTGCCGGATTCCCGGTCATCGTGATATGCGAACAAACACGCCGCACGGTTTACACGGTCAAATAAAACACGAACGAACATGAAATATCATTACGAATATCGTTGGCGATGCGCGAATATGTGTTACGGCGGCATGACATCGCAAACGTTCCGGAATTACGCCGACCGTTACGCATACCGACCGACAAATCGCGGCGAACATTGGTTCATCGAACGTTTCCGGGTTTATGAATGAACCGCAAATGACAAATAAACGCGTTTCCTTGCGATTCCGTTGCCGATATGACCGAATTATCATTTGACGGCACGAACGCGCGGAAATCGAAAGGAAATGCGTAAATTTGCATATCTAAAACATCAACGCAAATGAAAACCCCAAAAATCGTACACATACATTTCAAATCAACGAACGCCGATGATTATTTTTCATCAATCAAGGCGGTGTATCAATATCACGATGCAAACGAAATCGGGTTGCAATATCGGTCACTTGTGAACGCATTGCACAACACCGGCGTTTATGAAAATAAACGCGTCATCGTGCGCATCGGCAACGTTAAATCAGCTAAACAATCAACGATATGAAAAACGATGACAAATTATTGAAACGCGCCGTTGATATGGCGAAATCATCGATTTATGACGGCGCAAAATATGTCGGTCAATACAACGGTTGTGCCGTGTACGAACCGACATTCAAGGATAACAAACGTGCATATATCGGATTCACGCAATTCATCATCGCGAAAAACGGCGTTTTGAATTGGGTTGCCGATGAAAAAACATCGCGTGCCGTGTTGCGTGCCGTTTATCCGGACGATGAATAATTGCGCGGAATTTGCGTAATTCAAAATATTGCATTACATTTGCATCGTGTTGATGCCGATACACATTAAAATCATCGGTTAGGGGCATGACAACTCGATTCAATTCGGGGGACGCACCACTACAACCCTCGGCATTTCGCCGGGGGTTGATTTTTTAGAACGTATATATCGTTGAATTGCCGGATATAACATATTTACCATGAATTCCCAATCGTTTTAATTTCGCAATTTCTTCAATGAACGGTGTTCCCCATTTCGTAAATTCAAATAAAACGATGTCCGCACCTTGTTCACGAATTGCGTGTTTCGCATATTTGACGATGTTCCCGGCAGATGATGTCGATTTGAAATCAGCTTTTGCGCCGTCAATTAAAACATCATACGAACCGGTGTCATCGGCGGCAAAATCGATTTTATGACCGCCGTTCGCAAATTGTTTCGCCATGCGCAATTCTTTTTCAAATTTCGCTTGTTCTTGTTTGTTGTAATTACCCTTTGATAAACGTTCTTCGGGCGTTGTGACACGTCCGCCGTTCGGCAATGTGTAATTACATTCTGATTCGGGTATCACGCGCAATTTGCCGGTAATACCGCCGCCGTTTGATGCGTTGCCGGTTGTTGGTTTTGATGCCGATTTCGTCAATACGTTTTTCGCAACATTCGGGTTCACACGCAAATTGTCAACGCGCAAAACGCTGATGCCGTGCGATAAATCGATACCGTCAATGTATGACGTGAAATCGGAAATGATTTGACCGTTTTGAGGGTCATAATAACGAAATTTACCGCCGACACGTTCAACCGTGATGATGTGTCCGGAATTTGATTTCCAATCCCATTTGATGTGATAACGTCCGTCTTGCGATAATTTCGTTTCGAGTTCTTTTACAAGTGCTTTGCGATTCGGCACGGTTTTTTGAATGACCGTATATTCTCGACCGCTCCATGATTTCTTTTTAATGAGTTCCGCACCGATTCGGGTTGATGTTGGAATGTTACCGTTTGCATCAATCCACGCCGATTCGGTATGATATGACAATTTTTCGAGCGCACTTCCGGCGGTGTTCCCCAACGATTCAACCGGGAATCCACGGCGGCGCAATTCATTCGCAACGACACACGATTGACAATTTTCACGATACGACCTATCACGCAGATAATTCGGATTGCCGCGCAATTCGTTTGCCGGACGGAACGGCATTGCCGTACCACGTTGACCGAACGCCGATTCAATTTCGGCATTATTCGATTTGAACAATGCCGTGTTCATCAATTTTTCAGTGTTGCCGTATTCGATTGCACGTGCATTTTCAATCATGCGCATCGCATCGGTCAAATCACGTTCAAACATTTTGTGTTCGCCGAGCGAAATGTCATCTTCGAGCAATCGCAACGTTTCGTTGAATGATGAATCCGTGTAAATGTCGAGGTCTTTTATATCATCAATCATGTTTGTCAAACGGCGGCGATTCCATGCCGTTTGTGTTTCGTTGATTTGTTCCGGTGTACGTTCGGCATGACGTTGTTCGGCGATTTGTGTTGGTGTCATTTTTTTCGTTGTCGATGCCGGTTTTGCGTCCGGATTCAAAATGTTATCGATGACCGATGCGTTGTTGCGTATGAAATACGGTTCTGTGCCGCGTTCGCGTGCCGCATTGATGTTGTCGGCATTGTCCGTGACCCATGATTTGAAATTATCCGGATAATCGGTCACACGTTGTTTGTCGGCGATACGTTTCAATTCCTCTTGCCAATTGTCGTGTGACATGATTTCAAACATTGTATCTTCATCAATGTTTATCGGCGTGACATAACAAAAACATTGTGGGTGCCAACCGTCAAAAACGAAATCTTTCGGATAATCACCGGCGAGTTTGTCGCAAATATCCTTTTTCGGGTGATTGCGCGACATTTGAACGCGTTGACCGAGAACGAAATCCATTTGCGACCAACGTTCCGCATCGGCACGGCGATACGCAATATTCGTTTCGGTGCGTGCGACACGCATCGCGTTCATTGCCGCCGATTTATAATAACCGCGTCCGGTAAACGCGTCTTGATACGCGGATTTGTCGTAATCGATGAATGACACACGACCGGTTGCCGGGTCGATGACGCGTTTTTTCCATTTACGCCGCCATTCACCGGTTTCGGGGTCTTTGTACCGGAATCGGCGAAACATCAAATCCGGGTCATTCAAATATTTGCGGACGTTGCGCGACAATGATTGTGCCGATGTTCCGTCACCAACGGCAACGGTAATCGCTACTTCCATTTCATCACGCAATTGACGCGTTGTTTGCCATACGCGTTCACTCAAATTCATACCGGCATCGGAACGCGCGATGAACGCACGCATCGCATCGCCGTTACGTTTCGTCCACGCCGAAAATTCCGTGTTTTTCAATACGGATTTACCGAATTGCGATTGCAATAATTTGTCACATTCGGCGTTCGCCGTGTCCCATTCCAATTTGATGCCTTGTTGAATTGCCGCCGTTGCAACGGAATGTAATTGCCGCAAACAACGTTCAACCTCGGTGCGCATTTTTTCGGATTGCGCATCGAATGAATACATTTCGCCGTCTTTCATTTCCGGCAACGATTTGTTCAATTCGAGAATCCGGTTCACGGTCGCGTCAAACATCGCACGCACTTTGGCGGCATACGCTTCGGTGCGTGTGATGCGTGCGAGTGTGTGATTTTGCGGCGTTGTATTCGATTGTTTCGCCATGTCGATTGTTTTAATTGATAGGGAAATATTTCAAAATTTCCGCGTTTTTCCTTGTTTTTTCCTTATTTGTTGCCGTCCGAATCACCGGGTTTGCGTTTGCCGGTTTTACCGGATTTGCGTCCGGATTCATCATCGTCATCGGCATCACCGTTTTTGTTTTTGTCATCGGGTTCGTCATCATCGTCATCGTTGCCGTCCGTGTACGATTGAGGTCCAACACCGAAAATCGATTGTTGTTGACGTGCGCGTTCTTCTTGTTCATCGGCAAGACGTTGTTTTTCGAGAGCAACATCGGTCACCAACGGATTGTGTTCAATTGCCGATTCGGTCGATAGAATGTTCGCGTCAACGGCTTTCGTGATGTTGTCTAATGCTTCGGCGATGTCTTCACCGAACGGTTCTTGGAACGCGTGTTCAACGCGCAATTCATCGCATTGTGATTTGAGAGATACATCGAGAACGTTGCCGATGATTGCCGTAATCAACGATGCCGTGCGGTCGAGCAATTCATCGTGTGATTCCTTGCGTTTTGCCGCTTTGATGTCGGCTAACATCATGACGGTGCGCAATGCTTTTGCCGACAATTGCGAAATCGATTTCAACGTGTCTAACGTGATGTTCGGCGTGAACGATTTCGATAAAATGTGCGTTTGCAACATTTCCAATTCGTTCTTTTTCGATTCCGGTGCGGTGTCCCACGTGACATACATCATCGCTTTGTCGATGCCGTCTTTGCCGTTCGCGAACAATGATTTGTTCGGCGCGTCTTTTTCGGGCAAATTCTTGATGACATCGGCATTGTACACGGCGATTGGGTCGGCAAAATAATCGTTCGTGTCGGCGGTGCGTGATACGATGTATTCCTCGCGGTTGATAAGGTGTTCAACGCCGTGCCATTCCTTTTCTTGTTGAAACAGAATGACCGGGATTTTGCCGATGAAATTCGTTTCGGGAATGACTTCCCAACCGATTTTTTGTCGCGTGCAACGGTAAATGACCGTTGGCGTGTATATGTCGAAATGATACACAACACGGTCTTTCGCTTCCTTGACGTAATATCCCCACGCAACGGAAATCAAGTTTTCGTATTGGTCCCACCGGCAATATATTTCATCGCCTTTCGATTTCGCGAGTACGCGGATTTGAACATCGGGTTTGCCGTCATCGTCTTTGAACACACGGAACAACATTGCCGATTCCGTTTCACGTCCGGCAAGACGTTTGCATTGACGGATTTTTGCGTTGAATCGTGTGCGTTTGATGACATCGAGAAACGCGGCGAACGCATCATCGGTGTTGTCGCTGACTTGCGTCCATTTGACCGGACGCCCATACATGAACACGAGGGCGATTTCGTTGATATATTGCTGATATGGAATCGGCAATTTCCACACGGCACGCGTTTCGCGTATTTTGCCTTTTTTGTCCGTGATGATTTTATCCGGACGGCGCATCACGTCATGTGAATCGGTGTCATACTCGCGCATCGCGGCGATTGCTTGAACGCCGTTCGTGTGCATTTGTTCTTTGATGCGTGAAATGTCACGCGATGCAAGCAATTCGTCAAACTCTTGCTTGCGTCCGACTACCGAATTAAGGTAGTTTGAAATTAATTGAAAAAATTCCATTTGTTTGAGGGGTGTTGATGTTGTTATCAAAATATATTCAATGCGTTATAATCCGTATCGTCATCGTCCTCATACAAATCGTTGATTGCATAGCCGAGTATGTCAACAAATTCGTCATGGTCTGATGCCGGAAACGCGCACACTTGATTCAAAAAATCCTCGTTCCACGAACCGTCAACGATGTACACGCGCCCACATTCGATGCGCGGCGAAACGACACGAAATCGCACTTCTTTTTCATCGGTCGGATTCGGTGTTTCACGCACGTTCAACGTTGTCGATTCACGCAACATTTGAACGACCGATACGCCGTTCGCCTTTGGTTCGATGTGCAATATTGATTCGGCATTGCCTTCATGTGCGGCGATGTAATCCGGTAAGAATCGCAACAAATCCGGCATTTCTTTCCACACGGACATCGCATCGTACAAATATATGTCGTTGTTGATGCGACACGCCGCAAGGATTCCGGAGGGGTCGTTGTCGTGTCCGGACGCGTTTTTCCGTTTGAACGCCGTATCGAGATAAAAGTGCATCGGTTCATTGAATCGCAATGCGCGAAAATCCGCCATTGAAATATGCCGAAACCAATCACGTTTGACGATGTTACCGCCCTCGATGACCGGTGATTGTTGATACATCGCACTGAAATCGCGCGGCGAACGGTTTTTTTGTTTCTCCAATTTCGCGAGTGAATGTTTTTCTTCCCACAACGATTCGCCGATGTGACGCGGTGAATTTAATGCGCCGTCATGTTCGGTTGTGCATATCGCCGGAATTGAAATGACCGTCCATTCATCGGGTTCAGCTTTCAACAAACGTCCGGCAAGGTCATCTTCGTGCCAACGTGTCATGATGAACAATTGCTTTGAATCGTTGTGCAAACGCGTTGTCAAAACGGTGTTGTACCAATCCCACACGCGTTGACGGATTGTCGGTGATAATGCTTCCTTTGAATCCTTTACCGGGTCATCGATGATTGCGATGTCAACCGGCGTTCCGGTCAAACCGCCGCCCACGCCGACACCTTTGTAAAATCCGGAATGTCCCACGGTTTGAAAAAAATCGGTGTTACGTTTCACGCCGCGTTGCGAATCGTGATGACCGTATGAACCGTTCAAATACGTGTCCGGAAATAACGTTTGATATTCGCGTGAATCAATTGTGCGTTGTATTGACAACGAAAATTGTTCGGCAAGGTCGGCAGAATACGAACACCCGGCAATTTTGATGTTCGGGTCGCGTCCGAGTGCCCACGCCGGAAAATTGCGTGATACGATTTCGGATTTGCCGTGTTGTGGTGGTACGAATATCATGAGATTTTTAATTTCGCCCTCAAACAAACGTTGACACGCATCGGCAATGATACGATGAAACCATTCGACATGATATTTCGGGTTCGTGTAACATAAAAATGACGCGAGTTGTTGCGGTGCTTCGAGTTGTAACCGTTTGCGCCGCAACATCATCAATCGTTTTGTATCGCGTTCCGACAATTGTGTCATGATGTTCGTTTGTCATTGATTTTGCAATTTTTCAA